ATATGACTTCCAAGACTTCAACAACGAGGGTATGCAGGCGCAGCCGTATCCGGATCAGATGGGCATGACCGATCAGTACCGGGCGCCTGGGCTTGACATCAAGGTGAGTGCGGAGAAGTCCAATCCATACAGCACCATGCTCATGAACGAGATGGGGCAGGCCATGTTTGGTTCCGGAATGTTCAATCCGCAGATGGCAGAACCGGCGCTGGTGGCGCTTGAGATGATGCATTTCGAGGGCAAGGAAAAGATTGCTGAAATGATTCAGAAGAACAGCATGATGTACCAGCAGATGCAGCAGATGCAGCAGGCCTTGGTCAAGCTGGCCGGTGCTACGGGGATGCTGCAGCCGGAAGGGGGCGCGCCGAATGGTCAAGGTTGAATTCTACAGGGACAGACACGGATTCCAATCCATGGACCTGACGGGCCACGCTGATTACAATCCGGGGCAAGACGTGGTATGTGCGGGAATATCCGCTCTGGCGTTTGCACTTGCTGGGGAGCTTCACCGGAGGAAAGGTGTTTCGAAGAAGCGGTTCAGCCTGACGGATGGGATCCATGTTGAGGTAGAACCATTCTGTGATCCGAATGACCAGGCTATTGTCGATGCCGTATTTGAAACCACGCTGACCGGCCTGAGACAGAGTGAGAAGAAGTATCCTGGACACATCGAGGTATCGGAGGTTGTTCTATGAAATGCCCGTTTTCTATGCTCATTTTTCAGCAAGAAAAACCATATTCGTTGTCGTTTCATTCGTTTTATTGTCTTCGTGATAGTCTCGAAACAGTAAGGCACCCCGGAAAGACGGGAGATGGAGACGCGCGGGATAGACCGCAGGAGGACTCATGTTTGACAAAACAATACTTGACATCGATCTGGCGCATTTTGATGGCGGCGAAGGCGGGGGCGCTCCGGCAGGCGGAACGGAAGGTTCTACGGCAGGAGACACCGCAACAGGAGTACCGGGATCACCCAACCCGGCACCGGCAGCAGATGCAGACGCCAGAAAAGCGGAATATGCCAAGTTCAAGGAGCAGTACAAAGACCTGTACGGCGAGGACGTGAAAGGCCATGTCGAGAACAGGTTGAAGAAGTACAAGCCGATTGAGCAGCAGATGACCGCAATCAATACCGATGTGGCGGAATTGCTCGAGCTGACCGGAGCGAAAGACCTGGCGGAAGCCAAGGAAAAGCTTCGGCAGCAGAGAGAGAAGCAGCTTGATGACGAGGCATATGAGAATGGCAAGGATCCGGCTGAATACCGAAAGGAAATGGAAACGGCCCGGAAGGCGCAAGCCTACGAACAGATCCAGCAGCGGGAATCCTTCGCCAAGAAACTGACGGAAACGTGGCACAACCAAGCGGCCGAACTGGCGAAATCCTATCAAGGGTTTAACCTTCAAGCCGTTGCCGCTGACCCTGCCGTCGTTGAAATGCTCAAGACCGGCCACAGCATGAAATCCGCCTATGAAACGGTGAACGCATCACAGATCCTTTCGGCGGTTCCGGAATACGAAGGGTTTGACTTCGGATCATGGACACCATCCAGCGCATTTACTGCGTTGCTTGAGAACGGATTCGAGATCAAGAACGCATTCGATGCCACCAATCTTGATTGGACGAAGCAGGCGGCAGCCAAGATGGCTGAGAAGCGCACCATTGACACGATCAGGGGCGGAACAAGGCCGAAGGAAATGGGATCGCAGAACCCAAATGGCGGAGCAAGAAACAAAGGCATTGTTGACATGTCACCCGCAGAAGCAAAAAAGGCAATGGACGACATCCTGGCAGGGAGGGCAAAGCCATCCGATTACGGGATGTAGAAGGGAAACAGTTATGAAGAACGCACTCTTGCAGGAAGTCGCTGACTTCCTCGAAATCGACATCCAGATGTTCAACAACACCAACACCACGGGCCAGACCGGCACCGGGCAGGACCTGTCTGCGGAGATGAAAACCTTCTATGACAAGTCCTTGATCGAGAACGCAAGGGCGAAACTGGTCCATGATCAGTTCGCGCAGATGCGTGACATCCCGGCCAATGGTGGCAAAATCATCGAGTTCCGCCGGTTCGCTCCTTTCTCCAAGGCCACCATGGCTTTGACCGAAGGAACCACGCCCAGCGGCCAGAAACTTTCTGTTTCTGCCATCACCGCGACCGTCGCTCAGTACGGCGGCTACGTTGAGCTGGCAGACATGCTTATCATGACCGCATTCGATGACAACATTGCTGCGGCTACCAAGGGCATGGCACAGCAGGCCGGTGACACGCTTGACACCATCACCCGCGAAGTCCTCAACGGTGGAACCAATGTGCAGTATGCGGATGCCCAGGTGGCAGCTCGTTACCTGCTTGTTGGCGGAGATTCCACGGCAGCCAACAACCATTACCTGAGCGTCAATGTTGTTCGCAGGGCTGTCCGCAACCTCAAGAACGGCAAGGCGTCCAAGGTTTCCGGTGACAACTATGTTGCCGTCATCCATCCCGATACCGCGTATGACATCATGGGCGATTCCGCATGGATCAATGCGTCGGTTTATGCTGGATCTGACCAGATTTTCCAAGGCGAAATCGGAAAAATTCACGGCACCAGGTTTGTTGAAACCACGGAAGCGAAAATCTTCCATGCTGAAAACCTCACGGACGCTGCGCGCAACCTTGGAATCGCGTCGTTGTCAACGAAGACCTTCACCATGGACGAAGCCATCACCACGGCAGAAGCCACCGCGCTTGTTGGCCGTAAGGTTGTTGTCAAGGGCTATCAGCTGACCGTGGCGTCCGCCGTGGCCGGTGCTGCTGGTGCCGCGACCATCACCGTGTCCGAATCGGTTTCCGGTTCTCCCGGATCTTCCGATACCATGTATCCCGGTGAAGCTGGCGCTGCTGGCCGTGACGTTTACTCCACGCTGTTCATCGGCGCGGATGCCTACGGTACGACCAAAGTGTCCGGTGGCGGCCTGCAGACCTTCGTCAAACAGCTTGGTTCTGCTGGATCTGCCGATCCTCTCAACCAGCGCGCGACTGTCGGCTGGAAGGCGGTCAAGACCGCGATCATTCTCACCCAGGCGTTCATGCTCCGCGTGGAAACGGCATCCACGTTCGAAGCTGGCGCAAACTGATCTCATGGGGTGAGGGAATAGTTCCCTCACCCCTTTATCCCATTGAATGACACGCCGGAAAGACGGCAGAAATCGGAGGATGTTTCATGAAAAAGGTAAAGGAAGCTCCCGTCGCTGAACCCATTGATCTGGCAGCCATGACTCCGGAACAGGTCGCGGAATATGTTGCCTCATTGCAGGCACAGAATGCAGCTCTTTCGGCAGCCATCGAGAAGGTGGAGCCTGTCGAAGTTCCTGGCATGACACCCGCGTTGTGGCTTGAGGAACGCATCCAGTTCAGAGCGTTCAAGGACAACGACAAGTACAAGGACGACATCACCGTCTGCGTGAATGGCGAATGGGCCACGATCCAGCGCGGGAAGACCGTCATGATCAAGCGTAAGCACTTCGCGGCGCTTGAAGCGGCGGAACGTCAGATCGGATATTCTGCCGATGTGCAGGATGAAATGGAAAGCAAGTTCGAGACGGAGGTCCGCGCTCGGCTGTGACCATCAAACAAGAATGACCGGAAGGTGCTCCATGCGGGGCACCTTTTTCGTTTCATCTGGCAATGAATGCGGGTGATACCATGAATCCAGAGACGAAAGGGGGATCCAATCATGGTTCAATTTTTGGGGTTTATTGGCGAGGAAGGCGAAAACAAGTGTGAGTTTGCCGCGCTGTCAACTGATACACTTCCGACCACTCACGCGGGAAGGGACCTGACTCCTGGAAGCGTGGCATCTGTTTATGATGCTGCAGGTTCGGCAGACACAACGACTCCGACATACAAGAAGTACATGGATATCACCGGTACGCCTTCATGGCGCCCGATGGCATAAGGAGGCGGAAACGATGGCAAAGAAACGAGTAAACGCCATGCCGACCGCTCTTGCGGCGCTGGCGGCTGCAGGCCAAGTAAAAGGGCAATTGTCTCATTCTGATTCGTATCCTGGACGGCCTTCGCTTCGGCAGGGCCGTTTCCTTATGCCCGGAACTTCTCCGGTATCATGGATGCAGGGGGTGACCTTATGAAAGTTTCTGCAGCAATCACAGCCGGCCGCGCTATCCGCCCCGGTGCAAACTATACCGACGACATGATCATGGCCTGGCTTTCCACGCTGGATCAGGATCTTGCATTGCAGGCCGGTGAAGGAATTGAAACCGCCGATATTACGCTTGTGGCGGGAACATCCCTGTATGATATCCCTTCCGGGGGTGATTGGGATTCCATCATCGGCTTGTGGGTGGATGAAGAACGGGTGTCGAAGCTGTCCGGCATGGCATACGGCAGGCGCGGTGTTTCCCGGCTTGACGGTCAGCTTTCCGTCTATCCGGTACCGACGGCGGCAGGAACGCTTCGGGTGGCACAACAGGCCGTCCGTGACGCGTACACCGACAAGGCAACCGATGATCTGTTCCTTCCGGCTCCATATGCAGACGCATACCGTTGGTACATTGCCGGTCAAATGTATCTGATGGACCGTGATACTGACAGCTCCAACAATATGACGCTGATGTTCAATACGAGCATTGAAGGATATTGGCAGCGGAAGGCCATCACCGGCACGTCCGATGGATTGGTGGTGACGAACACATGGTGAAGCAGCCGATATTGAAGATCTCCCCGGCACAGGCTATCCGCATGACTCCGGAAACCGGCGTGTTCGTGAATGGCGTGGCAAAGGTGGACATCCGGCAGTTCGATGGGTTGAATACCAGGAAGACCGGGAAGACCACGGAATCACCTGACATGCAAAACATGAGCGCCGATGCCTATCCGCTGGCAACGACGAGATCGCCGCGTGCGCTGGCATATACCGGCACCGGAACGGCAAGGGCATTGCTTGGGTCTACGAAGCTTTGTGGCGTGTTCGGGACATCCTTCATATGGGACTTGCTCGGAACGCCAACGGAGAAAATCACGGGGCTTGCAGCAGGCGCGAAATCTCTTGTCGATTTCAATGGATGCGTGATAATCTTCCCTGACAAGAAATACTATGACTATATCGGGAATACAACCGGAACGCTAACATGTTCCTACGACATCGACATGGCCACCGTCTGGATGAACCGGATATGGGGCGTTAAGGGTGACGATATTCACGCTTCGGCGCTCGGAGACAAGAACGCATGGGAATCCATTGTGGATGATCCGACATCCGCCTGGCACGCAGATACCGGTTCTCTTGGATCCTTCACATCAATCAGGACATACGGAAGCCATCCGGTCCTGAAAAAGTCCGGAACGGTCACATATGAAATCTACGGGAGCAAATCATCCAACTTCCAGGTGATTGAAGTTGTGGCCGAAGGATCGATCAACAACAAGGGCGACGTGGAGCTGCTTGGTTCTCAGTATTATCTCGGCGTCAATGGCGTCATGAGGTACGGCGGCGGCTATCCGGAGCTGACATCCATACAATTGGCGGACACGTTCGCCGATGGCGCAATGGGCGCAGACGGCCGCAGGCTGTATTTCTCCGCTTACAATGGGACGGTATGGTCCCTGCTTGTCTATGATCCCATATTCGATGTTTGGATGCGTGAGGACAACCTGCAGATTGAGGCATTCGCGCGATTCGGCGGATATCTCTATGCGCTGGCCGCTGATTCGAAGGTGTGGAAATTCAGATCCGGGACAGAAACCATTGCTTGGTATCGGGACAGCATCATGACTGATGACGGAACGCTGCAGACAAAGGAGAATACGGAAATCTGGATGGAGATCGACGCGGATTCCGGAACCACAATCACGGTATCAGTCCGCAACGGGAACAGGTCCACTTCATTCACGCAGGTCGGACAGACCACACTTGCCGTATCCGGCCTGCAGGTATTGAAGCTGCAGCTTGCGTCACAGGACATCCGATTTACACAGGTTCGCGTCGCGGGGGACAAGGCGGCCGATCTCCATTGGTTACAGCGCGTCGTTGCGCCGAAGGAGGGCTGACATGCCTGCTATTCGTCTTGCTTCATTCGATTCATCCATATTTCAGCAGCCAGTGGAAGCCCAGGTGCGAACACTGGCCGATATGCTCATGCGGTATCGCCGTGAGCTGGAATACCTTCTCAATGGTCAGCTTGACGAGGACAACGGGCTGGTGTCTGCAGATGTTGTGATCACCAATACCCTTGTCACAAACACGCTCTATGCTGAATATGGGCGCATTGCCAATCTGACGGTATCCGAATTGAATACCGCATGGAAGAAGATCACGAACTATCTTGCAGCCGACACGTCGCCGGTGGGCTATCTGCACATGTACGAGCAATACGCCAAGTGGATCATTGCTTCAACTGACGGATCTGCGACTGTGCAGGAAACGGATTACGACGAAAACCCGCTCTATTGGATTGATGAAACACATACCGGCATGACAACGACGGTAAACGCTTTTCCTGTGCTGACCTATGTTTATACCGAGTATGTGAAGCGTGAAATCTCGTTCATAAATATCGACGGAAACGATACCCCGATTGAATTGATCGGGACCGGGACCGGTACCGGGAATAACGGGAAAGGCGTGATTTACAAAGACTTTGCAAATAGCAAAAACACCATGCACGTTGGGTACTACCATTCAACGTCAGGATCCGAAATCGGGTTGACGATTGATGATGATGGCATACACATGGCAGGAATTCTGCCTGGTACAGATACAGATGGAACCTATGTCCAGAACCTATATGTCGAAACTGCAATGCCAGCGAATGCTCCTGATAAGTCTGTTTTAGTGGATACAGATGATTATTCACGGTATGATAGACAGGAGGTAACCGCATCCGCAACCGTCACATCGGCATCATCTGAGTTCATCGAACTTACGGGAACCACGGCAGCACAAACACTTACAATAACGTCACCAGGCGCAACCGCTGGCGTTTGTCTTAAATACATCAAAAACTCTTCGAATCAGACTTGGACTATCGGTGCAACGGTGGATGGAAGTGCATCTCCGACCATTGGAGCGGGATTGTCTGTTGTACTCATGTGGAACAATACAGACTGGCGCAAGGTAGCAGACTACGCCTTCGGTTTGGACACCGTACCCGTCATGACTTCCGCAGAATTCGCAGGTAAGATATCGAACGAAACAGGCACAGGACTGGTTGTGTTCAATGCAAATCCCACAATAACGACACCGGTGTTTGGTGATGCGACAAATAACACGCACATCGAGTCGGACGGAACGCTTGTTTTCGCAGGAACAGGTACTGTTTACAACGACATAAACACAGGAATCAACCCGCGAAACGTAGGAGCAAACCGTCCCACCCTGGCTGCGTTTCTCGGAAACATATATGAGTTCCAGTTTGCTGTAGGAAACTATGCGGATATGACACCGATTGAATTTCTTCATGGATGGAAAGAGG